GGTAGATTTGAATATCCAGAACTAAGACGTATGACACAAATGTTATATCAAGAACATAGACCTGATGTATGTATGGTAGAAAAGAAAGCATCAGGACAATCATTAATACAAGATATGCGTAGAGCTGGTATACCTGTATTAGAATATCTACCTGATAGAGATAAAGTATCCAGAGTATACGCATCAACACCAATGATGGAATCTGGTAGAGTATGGTTTCCTAAAAATAAAAAGTGGTCAGAAGATTTGTTAGAGGAAATGTTAAGGTTTCCAAATGCTGCACATGATGACCAAGTTGATGCAATGACAATGGCAATACATTATATGAAAGAGTCTTGGCATTTACAACATCCAGAAGATCCTGATTGGGATGATGAACCAAGAGAGAAAAAACTTGCGTACTGGAGAGTTTAGTGCTATAATTACATTATGGCAGATGGTTTAAGTTCATTAAAATATGGTATAGGTAATCAAGATGTAGGTTCAGAAGGATCTACACAAGATCTACTTATGTTTCTTGCTGAGAATATTGGTCCTGGATATGGTCTAGGAGAATATAGTGAAGGTATTCAAGATCTATTAGAAGGAAATATAAGTGGTATACCTAAAGCTGGATTAGGATTAGTAGCAGCATTACCTCTTGGAAAAACTGTAACTAAAGGTGCACAGAAAGTTGTTGATGAAGGTGTAGATTTATTTAAAAATTTAAATAAAAATAGTAAAATTTATTCAAGTGATAGATGGGATAGTGCCTTTCAACGTACATATGGACAAGGTAAAGTAGAAAGTGCATATAAAGAAAGAATAAAACAAATAGATAAAGCTAATAAAGAAGGAAAAAAAATAAAAGATTATGAATTAAAACTTCCAGATTCAGAAACAGTATTAGTAGAAAATGTAGCTTTAAATCCAAAAATATTAAAGAATGTACAAGGTGTACATGGAGAACATATAGTTAGAGATTCAGGACAAAAATTAAAAAGACTAGAAAAAAATATTAAAGAAAAAGGTTATAAACAAAAAGATCCTATACAAATTTATGTTAGAGAAGATGGAACACCTTTTATAAATGAAGGAAATCATAGAGTTGCAGAAGCTATAAAAAATAATAGACCAATAATAAATGCACGTATTCATTATAAAGGAGGATCAGAAAAGGTTAAAGGAGAGTTTAATCCTTTTAATATTTTACCTGAAGAAAAAGCTACAGATATTAGTACATCTTTAAATATTTCTGCAGAAGATTTAACTACTTATAATAAATTTGAAAATTATTTAAATACTTTACAAAATAAAATTCAATCATTATTAGAAATAAATAAATTAATTGGTAAAGCTAAAGGTGGTACAGTATTAAAAGATTATCATAAAAATTATAATACACAAAGATTAATATAACTTGCATTTAATATAACTTAATGGTATAATATATAAAATGGAAAAAAAGTATGCAAACCAAAATAAAAAGCATACTATAACTATCACTAATAAATACGATCCTAACGTAGATTATTATAGAGAGAGAGAAAATCAATGGCAACAGAAAAAAATCCATTTGAAAGAATTAGAGAAGAAATAACTAATGTAGTTCAAATGCCTACACCTGAAGAGATGATGGAAGGTGCACCAACATTTGAGATGGAAGAAGATGGTGGTGTTACTGTAGACTTTACAGGTGTTGTAGAAATGGAAGCTGAAGAAGAGATCCAAGAGTGGTATGGTGATCTTACAGATAAATTAGAAGACGAAGAAAAAGAAAACATTGCATCAGATGTAGTAGACAATTATACATCAGATAAAGAATCTCGTGCAGAATGGGAAGCAATGTTTGAAAAAGGTTTTGATCTACTAGGATTAAAGATACAAGAAACATCAGAACCATTTGAAGGTGCATGTACAGCAGTACATCCAATGTTAATAGAATCTGCTGTTAAGTTTCAATCAAAAGCAATACAAGAATTATTTCCACCATCAGGTCCAGTTAAAACACAGATACTAGGTAAGTCTACTCCTGAAAGAGAAGACCAAGCTAATCGTGTACAAGAATTTATGAACTATCAAACAACAGAGCAGATGCCTGAATACTTTGATGAGTTTGAAAGAATGTTGTTTCATTTACCATTAATAGGATCAGCATTTAAAAAAGTTTATTATGATGCTAATTTAAAAAGACCAGTATCTGAATTTGTTCCTATTGATCAATTCTATGTTTCTTACTATGCATCTAATCTACGTAAAGCAGATAGATACACACATGTAATATATAGAAGTCCTGTTGATCTTGCAAAAGATATACGTACAGGAATATATAGAGATGTAGAATTACCAGAAGCAACTAATCCACAACCTACTTCTTTTTCAGAAAAGATGGATACAATTATTGGTTTGTCTCCTACAGGAACAAATGATCCACAATATACATTACTAGAACAACATTGTTATTTAGAAATAGAAGAAGACTATGCTCTTCCTTATATTGTTACAGTAGAAGAGAAGTCACAACAAATTTTAAGTATTCGTAGAAACTATAAGAAGGATGATAAGAACCAAGAAAAAGTGTCGCACTTTGTACACTACAGGTTCGTACCAGGCTTTAGTTTTTATGGATTTGGTCTCATGCACTTCTTAGGAAACTTAACTATGACTGCTACTGCAGCCATGAGAAGTTTAGTGGATGCAGGTCAGTTCGCAAACTTACCAGGAGGATTTAAAGCAAAGGGTGTAAGAATTGTTGGTGACAACGATCCTATATCACCAGGTGAGTTTAAAGAAGTTGAAGCAACAGGGCAAGATCTTAATAAGGCTATCGTCTCTCTCCCCTATAAAGAGCCTTCCTCAACCCTGTATAATATGCTACAATTTATAACTCAAACAGGTCAAAAGTTTGCTGATAGTACAGAACAAATTGTTTCTGACGCAGCATCTTATGGACCTGTTGGTACAACAATGGCATTACTAGAAGCATCAAGTAAGTTCTTCTCTGCTATTCACAAGAGATTACACAAATCTCAACGAGATGAATTTAAAATACTTGCACAGATAAATTATGATTATCTACCTTCTGAGTATCCATATGAAGTACCTTTTGCTGAAAAGAATGTTCTTAAACAAGACTTTGATGGTAGGATAGATGTTCTTCCAGTATCTGATCCTAACATTCCATCAAATGCTCATAGAATGATGATTTCACAGATGGCATTACAAATGGCACAGCAATCACCTCCTGGTATGTTTAACTTAGAAGCATTAAATAGAACTATATTAAGTGCTGCTAATCTACCTAACTTAGAACAAATATTACCACCTAAGAAAGAACCACAACAATTAGATCCTGTATCTGATATAATGGCTGCAACTAAAGGTATCCCTATCGCAGCATTTCCAGGACAGAACCATGATGCTCATATACAAACAAAGATGATGTATTTACAAGATCCTCAAAATGGTGCTAATCCTATTATGCAAAGATTAAAACCAATACTTGAATCTAATATACAAGAACATTCTGTATTAAAATATCAAGAACAAATGAATGGTATGGCAAGAGCTACAATGGAACAGTTACCACCAGAACAACAACAGAATCCTCAAGTTGCAGAAATGGCTATGGCTACAGCAGCACAACAAGTATTAAATGCTAATATGGCTGCAGGTCAAGCTCAATCACCTGAACAACAAATGGTAGCATTAGAACAAGCTAAAGTAGAATTAGAAAAACAAAAGCTACAACAAACTGCTGCTAAGAATACTGCAGAGTCTGCAATAGATTCACAGAAGTTAGAGTTAGAAGAAGCTAAACTATTAATGGAAGCAAGTAAATCTGGACAATCAGCTATACTGAAAAAAGAAAAATCAGATCTTGATAGAGCAAGTAAAGAAACATTAAAAGCTTTAGATATAATGGCTAAAGCTGCATTAGCAGATCAAAGAGCTGATATAGATTATGAAAAAATTCGTGTGAGTGCTATGGAAAAAGTATCTCAGATGGAAGAACTGGATGACAGAGAAAGAAGTTTTAAACTTATTGATGTTATGTCAGATCTATTAAAAGAAGAAGTTCGACTTGAAGAACAAGAAACAATGAAAGGAGATGATCAGAATGCCAATAGGGAATAAAGCATACCCTGTAAAAAAGGGTGTAACTAATGGATATCCTACCCATGTAAAAAATGGAGATGGTGGCATGTATGGAGATTATACTAAAGATAGTTATCCTGTTGCAGGTAAAATGCAACTAAGAGGAGCTTTAAATGAGTATGATCAAAGTACTTGGAAATATCCAGAACCAACTAAAGGGAGAAGATAGTATGTGGAAATCACCAGTCGTAAAAGAAGTATCTGTAGGACTAGAGATTAATTGCTATGCATGTGCAGAGATTTAATTAATTTATGGATATATGGGATGAGGTTGTTAAAGAATATAATGACGAACTCAATAAACTAAGATTAAATGTCTCTGGTGGGCAAGCAGATTCTTTTGCTCACTATAGGCAACTCGTAGGACTTGTTCAAGGTATTGAATGGTCTCGTAATAAATTAACTGAAGTAGTTAAGAAAAGACTATACGAAGAAGAGGATGACTAATGCAACAGGCACATTTAGGTAAATCTATAAAGAACGATATGTGGATTACAGAAGACGAAGATGAACGTACTCCAGATGTCTTACCTGAACTTCCAGGTTTTCATGTACTCGTAAGACCTGTCTCAATAAAAGAAAAAACTAAAGGTGGTATATTACTACCAAATTCAACCAAAGACGATATGTCGTATTTAACAACTATAGGTCAAGTTATTAAAATAGGTGATCTTGCTTATAATGATAATGAAAAATTTCCTAAAGGACCTTGGTGTCAATTAGGAGATTATATTTGTTATGCTAAACATGCTGGTCAAAAGATACAATATAAAAATGTTAAAATGATTTTATTGTATGATGATCAAGTTATAATGAAAGTACAAGATCCAAAGTTTTTAGATCCTACTTTTAATTTGACTAAATATAGTAGTTAAGTTGCACTATAAAATTTTTTAGTGTATAATATATAGTATAAGATACGTAAGTCGTATGTCTCGTAAACAACGAAAGGTAATACAATGGCACAAGAACAAGAAGAATGGAGTGAAGTAGAAACTAAAGCTCCAGAAGAACCAAAAGTAGAATATGAAGTAGAAGGCGAAGAAGATGAAAAAGTTGAAGCTAATTCGCCTGTTGAATCAAAAGAGGAAGTTAAACAAGAGGAACCTCCAAAAGAAGAAGCACCTAAAGAGCTTGAAGGTGTAGAAACTAAAGGAGCCCAAAAAAGAATAAGACAATTAGTTAAGCAACGTAAAGAAAGAGATGAACAACTTGCTCAATTAATTAAACAAAATGAAGAACTTTCTAATAGATTAAATAATACAGAACATCAATTTAATACTGTTAATAAATTAAGTTTAGATGCAAGTGAAAAACAAATAAATGATAAGTTAGAACTTGCAAGAGGTGCATATAAAGCTGCACATGAAGAAGGTGATTCAGCTAAAATATTACAAGCTCAAGAGTTTTTGAATGAAGCACAAAATGATTTAAAATCTTTAAGTGCAACAAAACAACAATTTGAACAACAACCTGTACAACAACAACAGCAACAACCTGTACAGCAACCACAATATCAGCCACCTATGCCTACACCAGATCCAAAGGCAGAACAATGGGCAGCTAGTAATGAATGGTTTGGTCAAGATCAAATTATGACTGTTTCAGCTTTAGCTATAGATGGACAGTTAAAAGAAGAAGGTTTTAGTCCTACAGATGCAGAATATTATACTGAAATAGATCGTAGGTTAAAAGAAACATTTCCTCATAAGTTTGCAGCAGAAGCTGCTTCAGTTGAGGAAGTTCGCCAGCAGGTAGAAGCGTCAAAACCTGCTCAAGTGGTTGCTGGAGCATCTCGCAGCTCTCCAGGTTCCAGTAAAAAGGTTAAGCTGTCAAAAGAAGATATTAGACTAGCTAACAAATGGGATATACCACTTGAACAGTATGCTCTTGAAAAACAAAAGTCTGAACAGGCTGATGGAGAGTATACAACAATTAATATGCAGCGTGGAGGAAAATAATGACACGAATTAATAATACACGTAGTTCTGATTTAAGAGAAAGCAAAGCTAGAGAAGAAGTTGAATACACATTTGAAGAGCAAGATGTTCTTCATATTCCTGAAGCAGTTCAAAATCGTTTCGCCAACGAAGGTATGACACTTGGGTGGTTAAGAATGACACTTAAAGGTGAAGATGACATAAAACATTTAGGCAAGAAACTGCAAGAAGGATGGGTATTTGTTGATTTAGCTGATGTTCCTGAAATGAGTGCAACCTCTTTCGTGAGAGAGGATGGTAGATACGCAGGGGTAGTCTGTCGTGCTGACGTAGGATTAGCAAAAATCCCAACTGGTAGATACGAAGCTAGAAGTAAGTTTTACAGAGATAAAAGTAAAGCCATGAATGAAGCTATTGATGCTCAACTTATGGGTTCTAATAATTCTCGTATGCCTATTTCTAATAACAGTAAATCAAAAGTAGTAACAGGAAGACAACCTAACTTTCAGGATTAATCCTTTTATTGCTTATTATTAATTAACAAAGGAGAAAGAATATGGCTTCAGTTGATAGTCCTAGAGGACTGGTACTGGCAAGAAAAAATGGTCAAGGTTCTAACTCTACTGGTGTTACTATGATTCCTGTTGGGGATAACATAAGCCCAATAGTTCCTTCAGCAGCATTGCCTACAAGCATGTTCACAGGAGATCCTATAGCAATTTATAGTGCAGGTACAATTATACCTACAGGTGCAAATCCAACTATTAAATCTGCAGGAGTTTTCCAAGGATGTAGCTATGTAGATAGCAATGGCGATCAACAATTCAGTAGACATTGGACAGGTGGCATAACTGCAACAGACATTCAATTACATGTATGTACTGATCCAGCTCAAACATACTTTATACAGGCAGATGGTCCTGTAACAGCAGCAGCAGGTTTTGGTGCTGGTATATATAATGGAGTATGGACAGCAGGTGCAGGTTCAACAAAAACAGGTAATAGTGGATATGAGTTAGATGCTTCTGGTCCTGTATTAACAGAACTAGCAGGTATGAGAGTAATACGTAGAGCTCCATGGGATACAGCGACAAGTTCATCAGCAGGTGAAACTGACGATTATCCATGGTACGAAGTACGTATCAACAATCATGTTGACAATTACACAACAGCTACTGTTTCAACAGCTTAATAGGAAAGGAATAATTAAATGGCTATTAATAGAGCAAGTATTGCCAAAGAGCTACTTCCTGGACTAAATGCAGTTTTTGGAATAGAATATGGCAGCGTAGACGAAGAACACAAACCATTATACGAAATAGAAAACTCAGACAGAGCATTTGAAGAAGAAGTACTCTTCACAGGCTTTGGTGCTGCACCTGTTAAAGGTGAGGGTGCTGCTGTAGTTTATGATGATGCATCAGAAAGTTATACTTCAAGGTATACTAACGAAACTGTAGCATTAGCATTCGCAGTAACTGAAGAAGCTATGGAAGATAATTTATATGACACTTTTGCAAAACTAAGAGCAAAAGGATTAGCAAGAGCTATGGGAAGTACAAAACAGCAAAAAGCTGCTGACTTGTATAACAATGGCTTCGCAACAAACCAAGGTGATGGTGTACCAATGTTTAGTGCAGCACACCCAGTTGTAGGCTCTGGAACAGTAACTAACATTACTACTGCAGCAGCTATAGCTGAAGGTACTATGGAA